TTAACTTACTGATTTTAATAATCCTCCCGTACTGCTCTCGTGGCTATGGGGCATCAATGGGGCAAAATCTGCCAGCTTCTGATTCAGCATTGCGATCTGCTCTGCGCTGCTGTCAGCCATCCATGCACCGTAAACATTGAACACCATCTGCGCGCTCGCGTGCCCCATCTGACTGGCAATAAAACTCGGGTTTGCACCAGCAGATAATGACCAGCACGCATAGGTATGTCGTGACTGGTACGCCTTTCTGTGTCTGATCCCCGCGCGCCTTAGTGCCGCTTCCCATGAGTCGCCTACTGAATCGACCCGGTAGATAAATCCTACCTGCTTACTGCGTCTGACCACATGCGGGTTAAAGACGAATGTACACTCATGGTTCACCGAACGGCCATACTCACGTAACTGAACTTTAATGTGATGTTGCCTGCCCAGCCTTGTCATTTCAGCCTGATTTTTCAGGATACTGATTGCGGGCTGGATAAGATGCACCACTCGATCTGTGCTTGCCTCGGTTTTCGGTAGAGTGAACTCACCAAGTTTCGTATAATTACGCCTGACGGTAATTGTTCCCGCCTTCAGGTCGATATCTTCCCAGGCCAGGGAGACCAGTTCCCCGTGACGCATTCCTGTGTACACTGCTAATGACCACAGGTTTTTCGTCTGCTGATGCCGGCATGCATCTATCAGGCGAATAAATTCATCACGAGACAAAGGATCTGGTTCTGCCCTGGCTTTTTTCAGAGGCTTAATTCCCTCGAACGGGTTCACCTCTAAGTAACCGTGATCCGCAGCAAACTGAAACATTCCGGCCATTGTCGTCATGTAATAGTTCACAGTAACAACGCTTCGCCCTTTTGCCGGGGCTTTGTTTTTCGTCGGATTGTGGTAACCAGTTAGCAAATCTTTCCTGAGATACAGCAATTCCTCTTTGGTTACTGCTGAAACCAGGCGATTACCTCCGATCCTCGGCACCATATTCCTTGCTACAGACTCATAGCGATTGAATGCGTTCGCGCAGATTTCCATCCGTTTCAGATCCAGCCATTTTTCTTCAAGTTCTTTCACTGTAATGTCTTTTTTACTTACACCAAAAGCCTTGAGGTTAGGGGAGTCAGGAAACTGGGTTGCATAATCAAAGGTTCCTGTGCGGATGGCAAAACATACTGATGTCCGCAGTTCCCCGGCTATCTTCCTGTTCTTAGCGGTGTCAGGAACACCGAGACTTTCCCTGACACGCTTACCTTTAAAATTAAACCAGATGCGTAATGTGCCACCGTGGTTTTCGACGCCTGTTGGATATGTGACTTTATCCATTGGTGTTACCTCCAGACGCCCAAGAGCGATATGAGCTTACCTTTTTCATGGCATCAAATCACCCTGGCTGTTTGTTTTTCATTGAAGCCACCCAGGCATCTACAGCCTTTCTGTTATACATGCACTCACTGGAAGGTTTAGGATTTCCGTCAGGCGATACGTGGATATACTCCCTCCCAATCATCCAGCATTCTTTTCTGGCACGGAGGATAGTTCCGGGTTTGAGCCCGGTAACCGCGATCAAAACGCTTTCACAAACCCAATCGTTGGGAGCTAACTGGAAAATATTGCTCATAGTTATTTCTCCATTATCCCGGCTGCACCCGGGGAAAACTTTAGCTGTTGCTGGTGGTTGGGATTAGTTTCTGCCAAATCGATGAAACATATTTCGCCTGGTGGCGGGCATCAGCCAGTGCGTTATGTGCAACCCCATCAAATGGCATATCACGCTTAGGATCGAAACCTACAACTCTGCCTAATGTGACGATGGTTCTGACGTCGTGATCATTCCAAAATTGCCACGGGAAAACCTGGCCGGCACGCTCATATGCGCCGCGCAATATAACGTTGTCGAAAGTAGCTCCATTGCCCAAAACTTTTAAATATTTAGGGTTATCAGAATGCCGATTAATGAAATGGCTCAGTTCAGATAGGGCAGATGATATCGGCATCGCATCATCAACACAGATTGCTGATCGTGCTTCTGAGCTTTGTCTTAACCACCACAGAATAGTGTCACCATCCGGCACCGCTCCCTGCTCCATAGCGCTTTCAAGATTAATAGCGGTGTAAAACTCCTGACCAAGTTCACCACTTTGTGGATCGAAGAATACGGCACCAATGGAGACGATAGGGGCATTTGGTTTTTTGCCCATGGACTCAAGGTCGATCATTAAATTGTTCATGCTATTTTATCCTGAGTTTGTCCAGTTGGTAGCGCGCACACTTCAACTGCTCTGCGGTAGATTTCTTTAATAGTTGTCCAGTCGATAGCCTGGTCCTCGTACCAATCGCCTCTTCCGTCGCAATCACTGCAACCATCACCTTCACACTCAGGACAGGTAACTTCGCGTGCGGTACTGAACTCACCAGACAAGGCCCATTTCGCGCCATTTTTGGCAGTCAGCGCTACAGGCATGATGCAGTAACCATCTGGCACAACCGGCGCAGGCTGCTCTTTGATATGCAGTCGCGGCTCACCATCTTTCGGCTCAGGCCATTTGCGCTGTTTGTTAACCACCAGCTTTTCTACCATCGCCTGGTTAATCTGCTCATCACTGATACCGGCACGACGTTGCGCATCCCATAACAGGAATTGCATGTCAGCCCATTCGCTAAGGTCGCCGGGTTCAGCAGCAGCCTCGAGCGCTTCTTTGGAAAGGTGCTTCAGCGGACCAACTGGACCGACATCGCCGAAAGTAGCCTGCGACCATGCAGCGTGGTCACGGCGTACTTGGTCGCGTTCCGGCGCTGGTGCGTCGTCCCATTCCCTAATAACCGCCGCAAGTTTCTCAGCGTCAGATGCAGAAATATCGCCATCAATAAACATGACTGGCTGCAATACCGGCGCTGGCGGTGCGCTGTAGAGCGGACCTGGCGCAATATCGTGACGACGCAATCGGATATCGCAGGTTCTTTCCTCGTTCGGCGATGACCAGGCCACAACATCAGCCACAGGCTCAGCACCAAACGCCGCAATAACCCCATCAATCACCTTCACTGCATCAGCCATTGCGTAGCCGAGATTGCCCCCATCGCTTTGTTCTGCTGCTTTGCTGAGTATTTCGCGTATCTGGTGCAGGCGATCGAGTGATACAGGACCGTTCGCCGGGTGGTTGTTAGTTTTCATGGGTTAGTCCTTCACAAAGATAATCCAGTGGGTTTTGTCGTTCTTCCCGGTACGCTGTCCAATTGCAGGTTTCACATCTGTAAGTGCCAGAATCTGGCTAACCGGGATCTGCGTCTCGTTCCATTTGAATATGAGAACGCCGTGTGGCCGCAGTACGCGAAAAGCCTCTTTGAAACCGGCGCGCAAATCAGAACACCACGTTTTTTTGTTCAATCGCCCGTATTTTTTACCCATCCAGGCAGACTGGCCCACACGCTCTAGATGTGGCGGGTCAAACACCACAACCGGAAACGATGCATCGGCGAATGGCAGCGCACGGAAGTCGGCAATCAGATCGGGACTGATAACCAGGCGGCGACCGTCGCACAGTTCGTGCTCTTCGGCGCGGATATCAGTGAACACGGTGCGCGTGTCCTGCTTGTTGAACCAGAACATGCGGGAGCCGCAGCACATATCGAGAATGGAATGCTCAGTCATTCCAGGCCTCCAGCTCGTTCTGGATTTCCTCGTCGACCTCGTCATTGGTGGCGTCTTCGTTTAGATAGTCGCGCGCCTCTTTGAGATACTGTTCACGGCGTTCGTGGTACCAGGCAGAGAACTCAGGCGACCAACCTCGATTAGTCCCCTGAAAATCTACCATCGCATTATCCTCAGCCATACGCTCGACCATGCAATCAGCGGTGGTCAGTGCCGCCTCACGGATGTAACCCCGCAGGTCGCGCTTACGCCAATACGGGCTATATTTTGAGTCGCAGCAGCCTTTAAATTCGACGGTCCAGCGACGGATGCAACGTGCATTCAGTGATTTACTCATTGTGCAGCCCCCTGTCTGGCTCTATTCAACAGTTGGTTAAACATCATGGTTAAGCTGTTACTGCACCCAAACGGCATATCGTTAACACGGTATGTTGGAATGCCCTTGCGAACACCAGACTTCACGATCCGGCCGGTGCCATAGAGTTGCGATAACGAACCAGCGATCGAAGCTGTTTTTTTGTTTAAACCCTTAGCTATTTCAGCGCTGGTGGCGTTGGGGTTAGCCTGGAGATATTCAAATACGGTCATGGCGTTTTACCTTTACGTTCCTGTTCCAGTTGCACCAGAGACTCTTTTAATGCTGCGAACGTAGCTTCCAGTCTGGTGGCGACTTCGCGCATAAGCGGTGCATGCTTTGGTGGCAATTCAGCAACGGAGGCAAAAGCCTCCGCTACGAGTTCTTTTACCTTCATGCGGCGCATTGGCGCTGCTCCACCAGTTCGTTAAAGCGGTTCATGAACAGGCCATAGGTTTGACCAGGACGGAGAGGGATAACCTGAACGAGATCAGAGCAGGGAATACCTTCGAGAATTTCCCACTTCGAACCGTCATCGATTTCCAGATCACGGCGCTCGGTAGCTAACATGGTTAGATCGGCATATTTCACGACAGCAGCTTGTTCAAGAGAGATACCGAATTTAAAGCGGATAAGCCCATCAATATAAGTTTCCATACGCTGGTAGTCAGGCAGCAAGGCTTTGAGCGGGGCTGGAATATCCTGGCAATATGCCTCCGCAGCGTCGTGCATCAGCGCTTCAAAGGCGAACTCTGGCGGCACAATCTGGCTTACAAGCACAGAGTGCTGGGCTACGCTGTAGAACTCTGGCAGATGCCCAGCGAATCGACAGATGTTGGAAAGAGCAGTCGCGATATCCTCAACATCGATATCGTCGATTGTGGCGGTCAGGTAGTTAAATTTTTTACCGGATAATGTCTGAATGTAGCTCATGGTTTTCTCCATATTAGCGCGCTGCACCGCGCAGATTTTGGTTGCACGAATCCCTCGCCGGGTGGCGATAATTAATGGAATTACGCTTCAATAAATCCCCGCGGCGCCGGGGATTTAATGCAGAGCAATTAGGCTTTAAAGTTACCGATGAAAGTTTCCACTGATTCACCGTCGAACTTGCTGATCAGCAAGTCGCGGAATTCGTTGGCGATCTCTTCTTCCTGGGCTTCAAGTTGGACGATGCGCAGAACAAAGCAGGGTTCATCGCTGGTAAGCAGGCTGTTACGCAAGCTAAAGCGACGTTCGCCCAGGCCTTCATACGGTACACATTTGAACTCGAACGCCACCGGCATTACGTCTTTGCTGCTTGCTTCGACGCTTTGCATGAGCGATCTTTTACCCGCGAAATCGCCAGTTTCATGGTCCTGCTGTGTTGCTTGCTGAATAGTGATACGACGCACAGCCTGAGCTGCCTGGGAAATCTGCATCGTATTGCCATCAGCATCAAACGCCAGCAGGTAATCGCTCCAGTCTTCCAGCCATTCAGCGATTTGCTTTTGCTTCAAACGTTGACCATCGATCTGCAGTAACGCGCGGAACGGGGCGGTTTTCTTCAGGGTGATCGAAGCAACGTTATCGGCGTGACCGGGATTATCCAGGGTGCCGATGTTGAACACTGAACGGGCGGTCATGTTGTCAGCATCAATGAAGCAACGGGCTGGATCGCTGGCACTGGCGTAACCTTTAGAATAACGTGCGAAATCGTCAATACTGGTTGTTGTCATTGCACCACGGAAGCGGAAACGCTCCAGAGAAAAGCGCTCAAGGCTTTCAACGCCAGTACCATATGGCAGCAATGCGGTCGGGCAAGCCAGGCCCTGAATATCATTCAGGTGGTAGCCAGAAAGGACCAGGTCTTTTACCTGCTGAAATGTACCGCTGTCTAACTGAGACATAGAAATTCCTTATTAACTGATGATCGAAGTGGTATCAGTGAGTTTGTTGTTGCGGATCACTGAGCCGCTTTAAGCTTTCCATCTACCGCGCCAGTGATCCCGAACAGCTGACCCTGATCTTCCTGCAGGATGGTGAGCTTCCCGCCTTTGTTGACCCACATCGGGGTTTCGGTTGTGTCCTCTTCGGAGGCTTTACCACGCGGTGTCGGGGTGCTGTAGTTCAGCTTGTGTTTGATCTTGACGCGCTTCTCTTCAACGGAATTACCCATGCGCTCAAAATCAAATGTGAGGACTACTTTGCCTTTGTTGCCGTTGTTCAGAACGCCAAGCGCGGTGGTATTAAGTGCTGCCGCGATTTTGTTCATGAACACGCCGGCATCCAGTTCGCCAAGAAAATCTGGCACTACGGTCATGCGGTCATTACTCATGGTTTTACCCTCGTTAAGGCGGCTGCAACCGCCGAAATTTCTCCATACACAACAGAGAAGGGCACCTGCATTGGTCGGCGGCTTGCAGAGACCGCTTTCTTTTGCCCGGGTGGATTGGGTTATGAGCCCGTCGCCCGGTGATGCCCTTTTCTGTTGTGCCCTGAAAAAGGCTGGCGGTTACCGGACAAACGGGAAAACACCGGACCGCCAGAACAGGGAGTTACTTGTTATTGCTTTGGCCTGCTTTTAACCACATCAGGCGCGGTGGTAGGTGCCTAAACTACCTTGTGGTACTTGCCTTCGATGAGGCAAGATAGACGTCCAAATCACTTTTTAGATAAGTAACCTTTCTGCCGATTTTTAAAAAAGGTATACGAACCTTTCCTGTGCTAGCCCAATTAGCTAATGTTTGCGCCTCTACGCCGATATAGGCTGCGGCGGCTTCTCTATTCATCTTTTCATGCTGTTCTGACGGAAGGCTCGTGGCTTCAAAATCAAAGTCCAGCATTTCAAAGGCATAGATAATAGAACCCAATGCCATTTGTTTAACTGTTCTGTAGTTACTACTTTCAACTTGGCTTAATGCAGTTTTTGCTGCTTCAATCACCACAAGCCAGGCATCTCGTTGATTTTCGAAACTGTCATCCATATCCAATCTCCTGCCATGTGCGAATCATCCGGTTATTCATATGCCACCGGCGGCTACTTCGTGGGCGTCCTGCTTGTTCGCTGTTGTGTAACACCTTTAAGTTGTAATCTAGTTGTGGTGATGCACAATGTCAACAACTTTATGTGGTTTGATTGAAGATGAGATGAATGCAAGGATGTATAAAAAAGAGGAGGCTGTATGGAAGACAAGCTTTACGTATTTAATTACACACACAATAGAGATAAGTTGTTTGCGAACCTAATCAGTATCATTGATGGTATTGTTGCTGATGGGGTGGTAAGAGATGAGGAAGTTCTTTACCTTGACACATGGCTACTTGAAGCAAATCAAATTATAAGAAATGGCGTTATTAAGAGTCTATCGGCGAGGGTCTCAGATATCTTATCTGATGGTGTCATTACAGAGGAAGAAAGAAAAGAACTCAAAAACAGTCTGACAAAAATCCAAAGAGAAATTTTAGATATTCCTGGAATTGATTTTTACTCTGCTGAAATGGATCTACATCTTCTTAATGGATTGTGTAAAGGGCTGATCTCGGATAGGACCTTGACGGAAGATGAAATTAGATATCTCGATTGGTGGTTAACCCAAAATGGGGCTCTTAAGAGTAACTACCCAGGGAAGGATTTGTACATTCTAATAAAAGATATCCTTAACGATGGGGTAATAACTCCAGAGGAAAGCGAAACTCTACATAAAGCACTTGTTGACTTTACTGGATGCGATCTGGACAGCGGGGTTGTTGATGGATTGGCGACGAGGCTACCGATTGATAATGATGCACTCGTTGATCTTGCGGACAAATCCTACTGTTTAACGGGTACCTTTATGGCAGGTAAACGAGCGGTGGTAGAGGAACGGATCAAAAGTGCAGGGGGAAAAATAAGTAATGGAATTACCCAAAAACTGGACTTCCTTGTTGTCGGAACCCTATCATCCAGAGACTGGAAATTTTCCAGCCATGGGAGAAAGATAGAGAAAGCTGTTAGCTATCGCGACGATAATGGTGCAAAGCTAAAAATTATCTCAGAGGAAATGCTATTTAGCGTATTACCATGAACGTGATGACCAGAACACTCTGCCGATAACATGAATTCTTGCGCGGCGTTCATTGAAGGTGAGTATTTCATCTGGATACTCATCTTTGTTGAAGCTTCTTATAATTAAACCACCATCAGGTTGGTTTATTAGCACTTTGACCCTTAGCAGGACCCCATCTCTAACAGCGTATAAATCGCCATCTCGAATAGGATTTGTCTGTGCGATATCAACAGCAACATGATCGCCGTTATTGAGAACTGGCAATAAACTGTTCCCCCAAATTTTTACGATCCTAGCATTTGTAGCGCTGACTCCAGCTTTCCTTAAATCCATTCTTCGGATAGGAAACCAGTCAATTACAGACTCCACAATTTCGGCTTCACACCCATTTCCTGCTGATAACTCAACATCTAGTACTGGTATGTCAGCGAAAATGGCAGGGTCTAAACTGGCACTTTCAGCCTCTCCAACCACAAAATCAGAAAGTGAAGCATTTTCCTCAATGCCTAGTTGCAACCACTTTTGGCTAACGCCTAATACATTTGCGATTTCTTTTATCTTTCGCGGTTGCAATGTATCTCCGTTTTCTATTTTTGCTACGGATTGTTGAGAAACACCTATGGATTCAGCGAGTTGAGCTTGGCTTAACCCTGTTTTTTCTCTCGCAATTTTCAGTCTTTCCGCCAGTGTGTTCACAACTTCCCCCCTTATTTATGGTGAGATTACAACTTTATGTTTTAGCTTTCCAACACCTAAAAGTTGTGATAAAAGTTGTTAAGATTGTATAATCTCTATCGGCAACAACTTTTATGTATTGATACAGGAGAAAGCTATGACTCCCGAGCAGTTAGCCCTTTCAGAGGCAATCGCTCTGGCTGGTGGCCAATCAGAGTTAGCGCGCAAGCTTACCGCTAGTTCTGGGCGATTAGTGAAACAACAGCAGGTCTGGAACTGGCTGAACAGAGAGAAAAAACCACCAGCAAAACTATCAGCGCTAATTGAAAAGGTCACCGGAGTTTCAAGAGAGAAATTACGTCCTGATATTTTTCAAAAGATTAAAGATTCAGCAGCGTAATTGTAACCACAGAACTAAGGGGTAAGCCGTGGGTAACGAGCCTATTTGGAAAGTCGAACGTCAGCCAGCATGGCTGGTGGCGGCGATAAAAAAAACGATCACCGATCTACCTGGTGGTTATGCCGAGGCAGCGGAATGGTTGGGCGTGACAGAGAACGCATTGTTTAACCGCCTTCGTGTCGAAGGGGATCAGATCTTCCCTATGGGATGGGCGATGGTATTACAGAAAGCCGCCGGTGTTAGCTACATAGCTGATGCGTTTTCTCGTCAAACAGATAACGGGATCCATATCCCTGGCGCGGCACCAGAAACAGAGAACGAAGAGATTGGCTTAAAGCTGGCTGAGCTGGTGGGCAGGCTCGGGGATCTGGTCAACGCATACCGTCGATACATCGATGATGGCGTGGTTGATAAAGGGGAATGGGACAGCCTGAACGAAATAGCTTACCAGTTCAGGGTAACGCTCATGACGTTTCTGAACCTGATTTCACGAGTTTATTGCCTTCCAGAAATGAGTGACGCCCGCGAGTGTGCAGCTCCGGGCGCCTTGGCGAACAACTCTTCGAGTATGGAGAAATAATCCGCATGAACAGTTTAACGGCTTTTAACCGTCTACCGCAACTCAGGATGATCCCGGTTTCGGGTACTCCGTTGTTTCGGTATGAACGCAGATTATCAAACCGCTGGGTTCCGTGTAACCACAGTAGGGCGGTTTCAATTGTGGGGGTCTACAACCGGAGGGCAAAACGCCTGTGCGCGAACTTAACCGAAGGTTCAAAGACCACCGCGGAGTGCCAGTCCGTGTTATCCGCTGGGAGCCAGAAACACAGCGCGTTATCTATCTGCGTGATGGCTACCCGCACGAATGCTTCAGGCCGCTTGAGCAATTCAGGCAAAAGTTCAGGGAGATAACGGACGATCATGAGCCAGATATTTGAAATCGTTCAATCGTTGTCGGGGCAAAGGAATTGCATCACCATTCCGGTCCCGTACCTCGACTATTTCTCCGGTGATCAGCAGGCGCATGCTTTGGGGGCTGTGCTAAACCAGCTTGTGTTCTGGTCTGGTAAATCAGATCTGAATGATGGTTGGTTTTACAAAGAGCACAGTGAGCTGGCGGCGGAGATTCGCGGTGTGAGTGAAGATCAGGTGCAGCGCCTGGTAAACAAGATTTGTACCCGCTGGTTACCAGGGGTTGTTGAGAAGGCCCAGCGACAGGTAAACGGCACTAAAAAGACGCATTACCGTATCGATGGCGAAGCGTTAATCAACGTTTTATTCCCGGCAACGCTGGATTCCGCAGAATCGCGTAACGGGAAACGCGAAGTCGCGGAACCCATTCCGCAGAATCACGGAACCGAAACCGTAGAATCGCGGAACCCTAACCGCGAAGTCGCGGAACCTATTCTCTATACAGATCATTACTCAGATCACCACAAACAGATCAGTAACCCTTCTTGTCCGGAAGCTTCGCAACCGGACGCTGAAAGCTCATCTCCTGTTGAACAGTTTCTTGCTAAACATCCTGAAGCAGTGACCTGGAATGTACCGAAGCGGCAGTGGGGCAGTCAGGATGATTTGACTTGTGCGGAATACCTCTGGGGAAAAATCATCGCGATGTACGAGCAGGCCGCTGAAAGTGACGGTGAAGTAGTCCGACCCAAAGAGCCTAACTGGGCATCCTGGGCTAACGAAGTACGCCTGATGGTGGCGCAGGACGGCAGAACGCATAAGCAAATTTGTGCACTTTTCAAACGAGCTAATCAGGATTCCTTCTGGTGCAAAAACGTTCTCAGCCCTTCAAAACTTCGCGAAAAGTGGGACGAATTAAGTCTGAAGCTTTCCGTGTCCATGAAACAGCCTACAGGTGATTCACCAGTAGCACGGGCCAGTTACCAGACCGTTGATTACTCACTGCCAGAAAATTCGGGGTTTCGTTCATGATGACAAACAAATATTGCCAGGCGCTGGCAGCACTGCGCAGCAAACCAGCCCATGAATTGAAAGAGGTTGGCGATCAGTGGCGGACACCGGATCTGCTTTTCTGGGGTATCAACGCGCTATTTGGTCCATTAGTTCTGGACTTGTTTGCTGACGACGACAACGCGAAGTGCCCGGCATGGTACACCGCCGAAGATAACGCGCTGACACAGAACTGGTCTGAACGTCTGGGTGAACTGGGCGGAGCGGCGTTTGCCAACCCTCCATATAGCCGCTCGCAGTATCACGACAAGCAGGCGATCACGGGTATGACACACATCATGAATCACACCATGGACATGCGTGAAAGAGGTGGTCGCTATATTTACCTGGTGAAGTCTGCCACAAGTGAAACATGGTGGCCGGAAGATGCCGATCACATCATGTTTATTCGTGGTCGTATTGGGTTCGATCTGCCTGTGTGGTTTGTGCCTGCTGACGAAAAACAGAAACCCACCAGCGCGTTTTTTGCTGGTGCCATAGCTGTATTCGATAAGTCGTGGCGTGGTGAGAGGTTCAGCTATATCAACCGCACAGAACTGGAGGAAAAAGGGCGGGCGTTTATGGCTTTGGCTCAATTCGCCGTTGGTAAAGAGCAGACAATTGCAATGCAGGCAGCCAAGGAACCAGCAGCACCACCAGAAACTGAGTCACGAATCTGGCCTCTCGAAGTTGGTCTGGTGTTTAACCAGGTGGAAGGCGTTGAAGTATTGAGCGAGGCCCAGCAGAACAAACTGAAAGCCAACATCAATCAACTCTGGCTGGAGCGGACAGCCACCAGCGAAATTATCGCAATTGCCCGTGGCCTTGTTGGCAGCATGCAGGGGGTAACCCATGCGTGAGATTATCGTAGATAACTTTGCTGGTGGCGGTGGCGCATCAACGGGTATTGAACTGGCGATCGGGCGCAGTGTGGATATTGCGATCAACCACGACGAAAACGCCATTGCGATGCACAAGACGAACCACCCGGACACACTGCATTACTGTGAATCCGTATTTGACGTGGATCCGGTAGCCGCCACTGGCGGTAATCATGTCGGCCTGGCATGGTTTAGCCCGGACTGCCGACACTTCTCGAAGGCCAAAGGCGCAAAGCCTGTGAAAAAAGAGATACGCGGTCTGGCCTGGATTGTTCTGCGTTGGGCACTGGCTAACCGACCGCGTGTGATGATGCTGGAGAATGTAGAGGAGTTCAAAACGTGGGGGCCATTATTACGTGAAATGCCATTCATCAGTCACGCGGATCGCTTCCTTGATGAATTTATCGGACCACCTGAACCAGTTGAACAGCGTCCTGACCCGGCGCGTATCGGTGAGACCTTTAACGCCTTTGTCGCAATGCTGACGACAGGTATTTCTGCATCACATCCGGCGCTGGCTGAATGCTGTGAGTTTCTGAATATTTCGCTTGATAGCAAGGATGCCTCACGGCTGGTTAAAGGCCTGGGTTATGTAGTCGAGTATCGCGAACTGCGCGCCTGTGACTACGGCGCGCCAACTATCAGAAAACGTTTCTTCATGGTTATGCGTCGCGATGGGAAGCCGATTGTGTGGCCGGAACCAACACACGGAGATCCGAAATCTCCGGCGGTTCAATCGGGCAGGCTGGCACCGTGGCGTACCGCTGCGGAATGTATCGACTGGAATGTCCCGGCCCTGTCCATCTTCGACCGCAAAAAACCGCTGGCGGAGAATACTTTGAAGCGGATCGCGCGTGGCATACAGCGCTTTGTTATCGACAGTGCATCGCCGTTCATCGTGAAATGCAATCACACTACGACCAAAGGGAAATACGACTGTTTCCGTGGGCAGGCACTGAGTGAGCCATTGCAGACCATTACCAAAACCCACGGCTACGCGTTAGCCGTTCCACACCTGACAAAGTTTCGCACTGGTGCAACCGGCCAGCCCGTCACCGAACCGGTACCGACGGTAACCGCTGGCACGTCAAAACGCCCGGGCGGGAACGGGCATGCACTCGGGATTGTTGAGGCTGCACTGACACCTTTCCTGGCGGGTAATGGTGGTAGTGAATACCAGGCTAAACCGCGCCCGCTGGATAAACCTGCTCATACCATTCTGAAGCAATCCCGAGCCTGTCTTGTTGCGCCAGTGATAGCCCGCCAGTTTGGGGCCAGCGTCGGCCACCGTGCAGACGAACCGAGCGCAACCATTACCGCTGGCGGTGGCGGTAAATCTCAACTGGTAACGCCTACGTTGATCCAGATGGGTTATGGCGAACGTCCCGGACAGGAACCGCGTGTGCTGCGACTGGATAACCCGCTGGGGACCGTTACTGCAGGTGGCAATAAATTCGCGACGCTGAGCGCGTTCCTGGCGAAACATTATGGCGGCAACTATACAGGGCCGGGTGTCAGTATGGATGAACCCGCGCACTCAGTGACCACTGTCGATCATCATGCAGTCGTTGCCTCCCATCTGGTGAAACTGCGCGGCACCTGCCGTGACGGCCAGCCAACAAGTGAGCCAATGCCAACGGTGACGGCGGGCGGGCTGCACGTAGGGGAGGTGAAAACCACTCTTGCGGTCGATGAATACGATGAATATCGCGCGCAGCAGACGCTTGAGTTTCTGCGTGAATATTGCGGCGAGGATTGCGACGGGTTGGTGACAGTTGATGGCATAACTTACCGCATCGTTGATATTGGCATGCGTATGCTGCAACCGCACGAGCTATATCGCGCGCAGGGCTTCCCGGAGTGGTACATCATCGACCAGGACTATAGGGGCAAGAAGTACGCAAAGGACAAACAGGTAGCCCGCTGCGGTAATGCGGTACCACCACCATTCGCCAGGGCGCTGGTGGAGGCAAATCTTCCGGAACTTTGTGCAGTGCAACAGCAGGAGGTGGCATGAAACTTGTGCTCCCGTTCCCTCCGAGCGTGAACACTTACTGGCGCGCCCCTAACAAGGGGCCGCTGGCCGGTCGTCACCTCATTAGCGCTGATGGCCGTAAATACCAGAGCGCTGCCTGCGTGGCGATCATTGAGCAATTACGACGTCTCCCGAAGCCATCGACTGAACTGGCAGCGGTAGAAATCACGCTGTACCCGCCGGATGCGCGCCGCCGGGATATCGATAATTACAACAAAGCCCTGTTTGACGCGCTGACGCATGCGGGTGTCTGGGAAGACGACAGCCAGATTAAGCGCATGCTGGTGGAATGGGGACCCGTTGTGCCGAAAGGTCGGGTAGAAATAACGATCAGCAGATATGAACCGGCGGGTGCAGCCGCCTGATATGGAGAAAAGTATGAGCCAGTTAATCGTGAATGGTGTTGTAACAATGTCCAGCCGTGATATTGCGGATCTGGTTCAGAGTAAACACAGTGACGTAAAGCGCTCGGCTGAGCGTCTTGTTGCTGCGGGAATTTTAACCGCGCCGTTGGCGCAGTTCGATTTTGAGCATAACGGTAATGTGTACCAGGAGTATCGTTTTAACAAACGCGACTCTCTGGTGATTGTTGCCAGACTGTCACCTGAATTTACCGCTGCGGTTGTCGATCGCTGGCAGGAACTGGAAGAAGGGCAGATTGTCGGTGTTCCCCGCTCATTGCCGGAAGCGCTTCGTCTGGCTGCTGATTTAGCCGAGCAGAAAGAGCAACTGACCATCCAGTTGGCAGCCGCGGCACCAAAAGTGGAGTTTGTTGATCGTTATTGCTCTGCAAAAGGCTCCATGTCATTCCGGCAGGTAGCCAAATTGCTCAACGCAAAAGAAACTGAGTTCCGCCTGTTCCTTATTGAACGCAATATCCTGTATCGCCTCGGTGGCACACTTACCCCTATGGCGCAGCACATTTCCGCGGGAAGATTTGAAGTTAAGACGGGAACATCGAGCACATCCAATCACGCATTTAGCCAGACTCGTTTCACTGCCAAGGGAGTACGCTGGATTGGCGGTTTGTGGGCTGAGCATATCGCAGGGGGACAGGCGGCGTGAGGGCTTTGTTAACTCCTGAAGTAGCCCATCGTATGGGGATTGTGTTGTTTCGTCCCGGCGCGGAACTGATGCACCTCTTCATGCGTGGTCGCGTTCTACTCGAGCCTGAACCAGAAGAAATGGCGTCATTCAGTACCGGGGCTGTTCCGGCAGCCATTCAGCCGCTGGCTGATGATCCGGTAATGCGGCAGGTCTTCGGGAATGAGCGGGTTATTCAGCGTGCCGGTGGGCTTCCTTCCCTTGAGCAGTGGCTGAGTTCTCGGTTTGAATGCCAGTGGCCACATTCATCGTGGCACGACAAGAACTTCACAACAATGCGGCACTCACCAGGAAGCATTCGCCTGTGCTGGCATTGTGATCACACTTTGTCCGGACAGCATACCGAACAGCTTGCAGGTATAGCGGCCGGTAACCTGGTATCCTGGATTCTGGAAGTCATTCGGCGTGATTCTGGTTTTCCCGAGTCGCATATCCTGACGCTTCCGGAACTGTGCTGGTGGATGGTCAGGAACGACCTGGCTGATGTAATACCGGAAAGCGTTGCGCACAAGGGGTTACGCCTTCCGGATGAAAACATCCGCTCTGTCATGAGGGAAAGCGACATTGTGCCTTCCGCGTCTGCAACCAGCCTCGTGCAGGAGAAGGCGAAGAAGATCCTCACGCTCTCTGTTGATCCGGAGTCGCCAGAGTCTTTCATGCTCAGGCCAAAACGTCGCCGCTGGATAAATGAGACGTACACCCGCTGGGTTAAAACACAACCCTGTGTTTGTTGCAATAAACCCGCAGACGACCCCCACCACCTGATTGGCCACGGGCAGGGTGGAATGGGTACAAAAGCACACGACCTGTTTGTGATACCGCTGTGCAGAGCACATCACAACGAGTTGCATGCTGATCCCGTGGCATTTGAAGCGAAATACGATGACCAACTGGTCCTAGTTTTTCGGGTTATAGATCGAGCGCTGGCAATTGGCGTGCTGGCATAAATGGAGAAAGTTTAATGATTAATCCTTCTGAAGTTGGTAAATCTGGTGAAGTGGTTCGTCTTCGTACTCTAGAAAGCATCTGGATACAGGGTAAGTTGCGCATGTGGGGCCGCTGGTCTTATATCGGCGGTGGTAGTGGTGGGAATATGTTTAACCAGCTCCTTGCATCCGGGAAAATTACCAAGACAGCTATCAATGATGCGCTACGCCGTATGAAGAAATCAGGGATCACCAAGCCTGAACTTGAAGCGTACCTGCGTGAAATCCTCAACAGCAAAAATAAAAGCGGCCTGGCGTTCTGTTCAGACGAAGAAGGGTTGTTAGTGGATGGTGTCATTGCGTCTGTACTGATGAATGATGACTACCGATCGCTCTATAGCGTGATTGTCGACCGCCATCGCCTACGCAAGAGCAAGCTGCAGATGGCCAATGAATTGCAGGCTAAACATCCTGACTGGCCGCTGATCACCTGTCGTCGCCGCATTGACACTTGGCTAAGTCTGGCAGAATCGATCCTGTACGCTCCAGTTTGTGACGCATTCGGCACAAATAGCGACAGATTTAAGTTGCAGAGTGAGCAAGAAAGTGCTTAAATTGTGGTAGGCTCTGGACGTTAAAGCGAACTGAGCAACAGAACAAAAAATAAACCCGCCATCGTGCGGGTTTTTGCTTTTCGCACTCAGTGTAAGTGAAATATAACCATGTGCTTTCAGGGTGAGTTACTATGCAGATTCCTTTCAAAAGTTGTCTGGAGAGTGGCATGGAATTAACATTTAAGGATCTGAAAGAAAAACGCACTAAACTGGTCGAGGCGCAATGGAATTTACAGGATAAACTTCAGGAGAAGGCGAGCGAACTACTACGAGAGTATTCAGGTTCTCTTGATCTTACATCTCGTGAGTGGACTGGTTCTGACGGAACAAGATGGCCTTATGTGGACATTGGTATTTGGGAGGAGGAGGGGAAGTTCTTTCCTGTCTTAATCCCCCAACTCAATATGGACAGCCGTTACCACTTGAATTTCGTGATTGCAACCACTCTTGATGATTCTCCGCTAACAGGTGGCTACAGGCAGGGCGTAAGCATCTCACTCTGGTATGAGAACTCATCATTTTATGCTGAAGTAGGCTCAGGAGACGACGTCTCCCGTTTTTCTGTCTCATCTCAGCTGGGTGGATTTTATCAGGTATGCAACGCTATTAAGGCGTTAATTAGCTCTTCTATGGATCGCGCCATGCCAGATATTCCAGCGAATTAATAAAGCATAAACATCTTTCAGGGCTATGCAAATGCATGGCCTTTTCTATATCCCGTTGTGAAATGTTCGTGAGGCATGGGTTGTCAGCCAAAGGATCACCGGGAGACACCCGGCACCACGCATCCATTATTGCATAGCAAAAAGGCTCACAACGGTGGAACTTTTAGCAGGGCGAAAAAAAGCCCGCATTGGGTTGCGGGCATAACAGAGAACAAATAGCTAATATTCAAGTTGTCTTTCATCAACTTGTCAGAAGAATTTAACCTTAAGAAAAATTGATGTAAAGACAATATTGATTTCTGGTTATAGGCTGCGCATTTGCGTGGCCTTTTCTATTTCAGGCTCACGGGAATCATCCACGATACATATTGTTGATAAATCCAGCCCGTGAAGCCTGACCCTTTTCAAACACACAGCGCCATCCGAACTATCGGAGGTGAGAGACTATGAAAATGAACGAAAAAACTCCTGACTTCTGGGCAGAGGTACTGAACGGCCTGAAAAACTCCTGGCCACAGATATCGGGGGCGTTGTTTGCTGGCCTCATTGCCTACGGTCGCCTGATATATGACGGTGCCACCCGTAAGAATAAATGGCTTGAGGGCGTCCTTTGTGGCGCTCTTTCTTTATGTATCACCAGTGCGCTTGATGTGGTCGGACTCCCGGTATCGATATCACCGTTTGTTGGCGGTGTGATTGGATTCGTTGGCGTGGACAAACTGCGCGAGATCGCTATCAGCGCACTCAGAAAAAGGGCAGGGGTGAACGATGACAATCAGCAATGAACCGCGCTGGCTGGTGGAAGCCCGTAAATACATGGGGCAGATGGAAATTAAAGGCCCGCGACACAATCCGTTAATCCTCCAGTTCTGGAAGGACATTAAACGAGGTGGAATTAAAGATGATGAAACGCCCTGGTGTGCCGCTTACGTCGGGTCGATGCTTGAGCGCGTCGGAATCAAATCCACCCGTTTCGAGTCTGCAAAATCCTATCTCAACTGGGGCGTCGAACTTCGCGAGCCAGCCTATGGATGTGTGGTGGTATTCAGTCGCGACGGCGGCGGCCATGTCGGATTTGTGGTCGGGCAGCACCAGAATGGTGACCTGATGGTCCTCGGTGGTAATCAGTCCGACGCTATCAATATTCGTGCATTCTCACGTTCCCGCGTGACGGGTTATCGTTGGCCGGTTAACGAGCCGAGGGATAGCCGCATGTTACCGTTGATGAATGGCACCAGTTCGGTGAAAGAATCATGATTGAAGCTCTACTCGCATCACTGAAAACGTCATGGCGCTGGTGGCTGGTAATTATCGCGGTGGTTATTGTCGTTGGCGCTGTCGCTATTCTCGGTGTTCTGCTGGCACACAGCCAGGCTGACCTGAGCACAGCGCAAAGCGATAAGCGAGTTCTGGAGCATGATAACGCGCTACAGGGACGGGTTATCGCGGTGCAGGCTTTCAACTTCAACCGCTTCAATCAGGTGGCTGAGAATGCCAGCCGCCTTAATTCGTTGATCGATGCAGGTACCGAAAAGACTGTCATCGAATACCGGGAGATTCTTCGACGTGAAAAAACTTGTGACCTGCCTGTTCCTGCTGATGTCGCTGGTGGGTTGCTCGACTACGCGAACCGTTTACGTACCGGGGCAATGCACACCGATTCCGGGAGCGCTGACGCAGCCAGTGATAACGCCACTACCGCCAGCACCCTGACATATTGCCAGGCTGTTCTATGGATTAAGCCGTTGCTGGCTGCTATTGAAAAAGCGAATAACCAACTGGCAGGAATACGCCGGATCGAACAGGAACGGCAATAGCATTACAGCAGGCATTCACTGAGTGCCTGTAATAATGCTATAAATAATCACCTAAAAAGATAAAGGTGATCTATGGAAAGGTTCATAACTTCAATTGAGGCTTCACTTGAAAGTGAAAATTGGTTAGCAGCGTTATTTATGGCGCTTGCTATGCCAGATATTTGTAGAAGCTTAGAGCGACCTGATATTAGTCCGAAGACAACGGGGAAATGGTATAGAGACTGGGTAACCCGTTACATTGAGGGCGAATACACTGCTGGTCGTTTTGAAGAATGCAAATTCTATGCACAAGATTTTTGGTTGTATCGTTGTTCTTGCCTTCATGCTGGTGTTGATCCGGAAAACAAAAAGAGAATGATGAAATTCAATTTCACACCTCCTCCCGGTTCAGGTCATCTGGTGCATTTAAACCATTATGATGGAAAGCTTCAGTTGCAAATCGATGTTTTTTGCCGAGATATGATTGCAGCCGTCAACCGATGGTATGAGGAAGTAAAAGAAGATCCAGTCATAATTAACAGAATGGAAGGTCTTATAAGCATCTCATCCGCTTCATATGGCTCATTCATACGTTTCAGTTAACCGCCTCTGGGCAGTTTTTTATTGCCATCACAAAGGTCACTTTCGAGTGGATTTGTTGTTGCCATCACCATGGACAAGCCCATCGTAATGGCAATGTTGTCATACCAATGGAACGCCAGTAAGCCTGAAATGAATCAGGCTCAGAATAAACCACAGTATCGTTGCTGTTGCAGGGGCAAACAGAATTGTAACCAAGACATTGGAAGCTTCCATAATTTCTCCTTTTTTATACATTGAGGGAGATAGCCTCGAATTGAGGTTATCTATTGTAGTGCCTAATAGGTCTTCCCATTAGTGAGTCGTAAAGATTGCGACTCTTTAAAAGATTCATTACAGGAGATATGGAAATGGTTTCGCTTCGTTTGAACAAAGCTGCGTTAATCAGCGCCCCCGGCATTCACTGAGTGCCTGCGATCATGCTTTACTAAATAATTCATGGGTTTATCATTGTGACTCTTTGATAAAAGGAGTTTTGGTAATGAAATTTCTCTGGGTTGTATGCATTATTTGCGGAGTTATTGGGTTTGTGCAGGGAATTATCGGAGTGTTCGGTGCTGTTAGTGCGCCTCAGCAGGCTGCTGGTGCAGCAATGGGCGTTGCATGGGCGGTAATCCCATATTGCATCTGTCGCGCTATCCAGCAGATGAGACCACAAGAAGTGGTAATCAAAAAAGACGAATGATACTCAGCTATCACATCGAATAAGCCTCGCAAAAGCGGGGCCTTTTAATGCCCGCCGCCTATCATTGCAAGTGATAATCATTATTATTAAGTGGGTCCTCCTGGCGGGGTGGCCTGCCACGGGGCGGCGTGCTCGCGGAAAACGGCTAGTTTTTCAGATCTAAGGTCATCATCATCATTTGCGCGGGTTATTGATCTCATTGGAGGCGATTTCGTGCAGATGTCGAATCGTTTAAAAAGTGTTCACCATCATGGACCAGGAAATTGCCACTTTAAAACTGAATATCAACCAGTTGGCGGGGATCACTGGCGTACACCGTCAGACGGTCGCCGCCAGGCTGAAAAATATTGAACCGGCACCAGGTAGCAACAGCAAATTAAAGCTTTACCTGATCACCGACATTCTGACCGAACTGATGATCCCCACTGTGTCAGCCAATATCGATGACATGCTGCCATCGGACAGGCTTTCCCACTGGAAAGCGGAGAATGAGCGACTCAAGTTTGAGCAGGATACGGGGCAGCTCATTCCCGCTGATGAAGTGGCGCGCGAATTCTCATTGATGGCGAAAGCCGTCGTCATGGTACTTGAAACCCTCCCTGATGTACTTGAGCGTGACTGTGCATTAACGCCTGTTGCGGTTTCTCGCGTGCAGAGCGTTATTGATGACCTGCGCGATCAGATGGCGGAGAGGGTGCAGGACGCTGAAGCAGAGGAGGAAGAGCCAGAGGAGGACTGATGGCAAAGCGGGCATCCGCCAGAGGCATCCGCCGCGATGTTTCCGGTATCTTACGTGCCCCGCGTCGAATGCAGGTGGCCGATGCGGTCAGTACTTATATGCGCGTGCCGATGGGGGCGGGTAACTCCGTTCCATGGGATCCGGATCTGGCACCTTACGTGATTGAACCGATGAACTGCCTGGCATCGCGTGAATATGACGCGGTAGTGTTTGTTGGTCCGGCGCGAACGGGTAAAACCATTGGTCTGATTGATGGCTGGATTGTTTACAACGTTGTCTGTGATCCGGCTGATATGCTCCTGATTCAGATGACTGAGGAAAAGGCGCGCGAGCACTCCAAAAAGCGTCTTGATCGTACATTCCGTTGCAGCCCTGAAGTGAAATCCCGACTGAGCCCGCGGCGTAATGATAACAACATATATGACCGCACGTTTCGCGCCGGGAACTACCTGAAAATCGGCTGGCCATCGGTCAATATCATGTCCTCATCGGACTATAAATGCGTGGCACTGACCGACTATGACCGTTTCCCGGAAGACATTGACGGGGAAGGTGACGCCTTTTCACTGGCATCAAAGCGAACAACAACGTTCATGTCGTCAGGAATGACACTGGTTGAGAGTTCGCCGGGCCGCGACATACGTGACACAAAATGGCGCCGTAGCTCACCGCATGAAGCACCTCCTTCAACGGGGATTCTGGCGCTGTACAACCGTGGTGATCGCCGTCGCCTTTACTGGCCGTGCCCACATTGCGGTGAATATTTCCAGCCTGAAATGGACAATATGACAGGTTACCGCGATATCGCGGACCCTGTTCAGGCCAGCGAGAAAGCCTGTCTTCAATGCCCTGCCTGTAAAGAGCACATCACTGCGGATATGAAGCGTTCGCTCAATATGAAAGGGAAGTGGCTGCGGGATGGGCAAACCATCGACAACGATGGTGTTATCACTGGGGAAGGGCGACGCTCGCGCATTGCCTCCTTCTGGATGGAAGGCCCTGCCGCCGCGTACCAGACCTGGGCGCAGCTCATCTATAAATTTCTTACCGCTGAGCAGGACTATCAGGCCACTGGCAGCGAGGAGGCACTGAAGACGGTAATCAACACCGACTTTGGGCGTCCGTATCTTCCTCGCTCCAGCATGGAACAGCGCAAAAGTGAACTGCTTGAGCAGCGTGCGGAGGTTGTACCAAAGCGCTCTGTTCCGGACGGGGTTTGTTTCCTTATGGCGACCGTCGATGTTCAGGCGGGGCGCAACCGGCGTTTTGTTGTTCAGGTTACTGGCTACGGCAGCATGGGAGAGCGCTGGCTGGTGGACCGCTACAATATCAGGCAGTCGATGCGCTATGACGCCAATGGCGAGAGCCAGCAGATTGACCCGGCAAGCTATCCGGAAGACTGGGATTTATTGCTGACCGATGTGTTTAACAAAGCCTGGCCAATGGCATCGGATCCGACTAGGTGTATGCGGCTGATGGCGATGGCCGTTGACTCCGGCGGTGAGGATGGTGTGACCGACAACGCTTATAAATTCTGGCGTAAGTGTCGTCGTGAAGGACTCGGAAAACAGATTTACCTGTTCAAAGGCGACAGTGTCCGCCGATCCAAACTTATCTCCCGAACCTTTCCTGATAATACCGGACGTTCAAGCCGACGGGCACAGGCTTCTGGTGATGTCCCGCTTTACTTGATCCAGACCGATGCTCTGAAAGACCGGGTGAACAACGCTTTGTGGCGTGATTCACCAGGCCCTGGCTATGTGCATTTCCCTGACTGGCTCGGTAGCTGGTTTTACGATGAACTGACCTATGAGGAGCGATCGACTGATGGCAAATGGAGTAAGCCGGGACGTGGTGCAAACGAAGCATTTGACCTGCTGGTCTACGCTGATGCGCTCGCCATCCTCCACGGCTACGAGAAAATCAAATGGCCCGCTGCTCCTGAGTGGGCGAGGCGGGAAACCTGGCTGGAGAACGCGCCGCCGGAAGCTGGCGAAGCGGCATCCCAGACACCAGAACCAGTACCCACCAAAAAACGGAAGCGGAAAAAGCCCGTAACCGATGATTCTAACCCCTGGAGTACATCAGGAGGATGGTTGTGAACCGTGTTGATATTGAAGCCATGATCCAGCGATATACCGAAGCCGAAATGGCGGTGCTGGATGGCAAAACTATCCGTTTCAATGGGCAGGAAATGACGATGGAGAACCTGTCTGAAATCCGAAAAGGGCGTCAGGAGTGGGAGCGTCGGCTCTCTTCTCTTATTTCTCATCGCCGCGGGCGACCCGGTTACCGACTGGCGAGGTTTGAATGAGCCTTTTAGATGATGCGATTGGGGTCTTTTCGCCAGGCTGGAAAGCAGCCCGTCTGCAGGCGCGCGCGAAAATCAGGGCATATGAAGCCGTTACCCCGACCAGAACGCACAAAGGGCGGCGTGAAAATCGTTCAGCTGATAAGCTCAGCAAAATGGGGGCGGTATCACTGCGGGAGCAGGCCCGGTGGCTCGATAACAATCACGATCTGGTGATTGGGGTGTTCGATAAGCTGGAAGAGCGGGTGGTTGGGAAAGCCGGAATTATTGTTGAACCCCATCCCAAACTGATGAACGGTAAAATCGCCAAAAAGCTGGCAGATCAGATCCGTAATAAATGGGCAGAATGGTCTGTCAGGCCTGATGTCACGAACCAGTTTACCCGCCCGATGCTTGAGCGCCTGATGTTGCGCACCTGGCTGCGGGATGGCGAAGTGTTTGCCCAGCTTGTCAGTGGAACCGGGAATGGTCTTACGCCAGCAGCCGGTATCCCTTTCTGGCTTGAAGCGCTTGAACCAGATTTTATTCCCATGAACAGCGATGCTGCCAGCCAGCTTAATCAGGGGGTATTCGTCGACAACTGGGGCAGACCAAGGAAATATCAGGTTTATAAAAGCCTGCCCGTTTCAGGCCGTCAGCTTGATACCAAAGAAGTGGATGCGGAAAACATGCTGCATCTTAAATTTGTCCGCCGTCTGCACCAGACCCGGGGCGTATCGATGCTATCCGGTGTACTGATGCGTCTGAGCGCACTTAAAGAGTATGAAGATGCTGAGCTCACCGCCGCACGTATTGCTGCTGCGCTGGGTATGTACATCAAAAAGGGAGACGGGCAAAGCTTCGAAGAGAGTAACAGTTCTTCCGATGATGATGATCGGGAAGTGATGATTCAACCAGGCATCATTTATGACGATCTGAAGCCTGGTGAAGATATCGGCATGGTGAAATCTGACCGGCCCAATCCTAACCTTGAAACCTTCCGTAATGGGCAACTTCGCGCTGTCGCAGCAGGCAGCCGACTCAGCTTTTCAAGCACAGCCAGAAACTACAACGGCACCTACAGCGCGCAGCGGCAGGAACTGGTGGAATCAACAGATGGCTATCTCATTTTACAGGACTGGTTTATTGGCGCGGTGACCCGGCCAATGTACCGCGCCTGGCTGAAAATGGCGGTGGCCGCTGGCGAGATTAAATTACCCCGCGGTCTGGATATGGAGTCACTGTACTCGGCGGTGTATTCCGGCCCTGTTATGCCGTGGATCGATCCGGTTAAAGAGGCCAATGCCTGGAAGTTACAGATCCGGGGCGGAGCGGCAACGGAATCCGACTGGGTCCGCGCCAGCGGACGTAACCCGAACGATGTGAAGGCGCGCCGGAAGGCAGAGATCGACGAAAACAAAGAGATGGGGCTGGTGTTTGACACTGACCCTGCTAATGACAAAGGAGGCACAAGTGCCGAAGCCAAAGAACCGGGCGCACCACCGTCCGAAAGCCAGCGCAAAAAGTAATTCCTGGTTTCGTATGCAGGCCAGCGCCGACAACGAAGCAGATATTTATATCTACGACGAGATCGGCTACTGGGGGGTGACGGCGCGCCAGTTTGTAAATGATCTGAAGGCGCTGGGCGACATTACCCATATCAACCTTCATATCAATTCGCCAGGTGGCGATGTCTTCGATGGCATCGCCATTTTTAATGCCCTTAAGCATCACGGCGCGGCGATCACCGTTCACATTGATGGTCTGGCAGCTTCAATGGCTTCTGTGATTGCGATGGTTGGCAACCCGGTCATTATGCCGGAAAACACGATGATGATGATCCATAAACCATGGGGCTTTGCAGGTGGTGATGCCAACGACATGCGGGATTATGCCGATCTGCTGGATAAGGTCGAGTCAGTCCTGATCCCGGCATATGCGGAGAAAACCGGGAAAACGACTGAGGAAGTGGCCGCCATGCTGGAAGATGAAACCTGGATGGATGGTAAAGAATGCCTGGCACATGGCTTTGCTGATCAGGTCACAACATCTCTGCAGGCGATGGCCTGTATTCAATCAAAACGTATCGAGGACTTTGAAAAGATGCCAAACAGCATTCGTAACATGATCACCCCGCCGCGCAATACTACCCAGCGCGAACCTCAGCAACCACAACCACAGGTGGCGACAACGACGACCACAGCGCCGGCGGCCACTTCTGATGAAGCCACTATCCGTGCACAGGTGCTTGCCGAGCAAAAGAACCGTGTTAACGCGATTAACGATCTCTTTGCGATGTTCGGCGGCAAGCATCATGAGCTGCAGAATAAATGCATCGCGGATCCGGAATGCACCGTTGCACAGGCTAAAGATGAACTGCTGGCGGCGCTGGGCAAAAATGCAACCCCGTCGAATAAAACCACGGATGCGCATATTTACGCCGGGAACGGTAACTTTGTTGGCGACGGAGTTCGCCAGGCACTGATGGCGCGCGCGGGCTTTGAGAGCATGGAGCGGGACAACGTTTATAACGGCATGACGCTGCGCGAATATGCCCGTATGGCGCTGACCGAACGCGGCATTGGCGTTTCCAGCTATAACCCGATGCAGATGGTCGGTATGGCACTGACGCACAGCACGTCTGACTTCGGCAATATCCTGCTCGACGTTGCTAATAAAGCGTTACTGCAGGGCTGGGAGGAGGCGGCAGAAACTTTTGAGCAGTGGACCAAGAAAGGCCAGTTGTCTGACTTTAAAACGGCGCACCGAGTCGGTCTGGGTGGCTTCTCCTCCCTGCGTCAGGTACGCGAGGGGGCTGAATATAAGTATGTGACCACCAAAGATAAAGGTGAAAGTATTGCGCTGGCCACCTACGGTGAAATCTTCTCTATTACCCGTCAGGCGATCATCAACGACGATCTGAATCAGTTAACTGATGTACCTATGAAGATGGGCCGTGCAGCAAAAGGGACGATTGGCGACCTGGTGTATGCCGTTCTGACCGAAAACGCGAAATTGTCTGATGGTAAGCCGCTGTTCCATGCTGATCACGGTAATATTTCCGCAGGCGCGATTTCTGTAGCCAGCCTTGATGAAGCGCGCAAGATGATGCGTCTGCAGAAAGAGGGTGAGCGTCCCCTGAATATTCGCCCGGCATTCATGCTGGTGCCAGTCGCGCTCGAAACCCTGGCAAACCAGACGATCAAGTCTGCCAGTGTGAAAGGGGCGGATATCAACGCCGGTATCATGAACCCAATTCAGAACTTTGCTGAAGTTATCGCGGAGCCGCGTCTTGATGCCAAAGACACCAGCGCCTGGTATCTGGCCGCCGCTAAGGGCACAGACACCATCGAAGTGGCTTACCTGAACGGCGTTGATACTCCGTATATCGATCAGCAGGAAGGCTTCACTACCGACGGTATTGCCACCAAAGTGCGCATCGATGCCGGTGTATCACCTCTGGATTATCGCGGCATGGCGAAATCAACCGGGAAATAATTCCTTCCACTCAAGCAGCACATCACAGCCCATCAGGGCTTTTTTTGTATCTGAATTCGGCCCCGTATGGGGCTGGATGGAGACTGAATTTATGGCGAAGAATTTTGTACAGCATGGCAAAACTATTGAGATTGCCAACACGGGCAGCGTTGAGATCCTGAGTGGTTCGCCGGTGATGGTGGGGAAAGTCGTGGCGATTGCCATTACTGATATTGCGGCAGGCCAGACGGGGGACGGTTTTACCGAAGGTGTTTTCCTGCTGCCTAAGCTGACTACCGATGCGATCACCATCGGTGAGCAGGTTCATATCAAAGATGGCAAAGTGCAGAACGACGCGACAGGTGCCGATCTGGCCGGGGTTGCCTGGGAAGATGCTGCTGCCAGTTCCGCAATTGTAGCCGTGAAAATCAATGCCTAATCCATTTGACAGACTTGTCAGCCGCATGGATGCGGTCACGGTGAACAAAATGGGCAAGCCAGCGACCATCAACGGGGAGCCCATGATTGTTATCCCGGCTGAGTTTCTGGAAGAAATGGGGCCTTTGAGCGGAACAGGGCGATCGCTGGTGGTGTTTACTGCAGGATACAGGCCGCGTCGTAGTGACGTGGTGATTTTTGAAGGGGAGGAATTCCATCTTACCCGTCACGAACGCTTTAACGGCAAACCGCGCATCTTTATCGAGTAAGCAGGAGGGAGTATGTCGATTAAGGGGCTGGAGCAGGCCATTGCTAATCTGAACAGCATCAGTAAAAGAGCTGTACCGCGCGCTTCCGCCCAGACGGTGAACCGTATCGCCACGCAGGCGGTCAATCGCAGTGTGTCCGCTGTCGCGAAATCAACCCGCGTTCCCCGAAAACTGGTCAGGCAGCGTGCACGGATACGTCGGGCTACGGTGGAGAAGCCGCGCGCTCTGATTCGCATAAACCGCGGGAATCTTCCCGCTATCAAACTGGGACCATCCAGTATGCGTCTGTCACGGCGTAAACGTGATAAGTCAGGTACGAACAGTGAGCTGCGTGTGTGGCGTTTTCGTTTTCCCGGGGCCTTTATTCAACAACTGGCAAACGGTCGCTGGCATGTCTTGCGGCGTACCACAAAGAGTCGGTATCCCATTGAAGTGGTCAGTATTCCCCTTTCCGTTCCTCTGACCGAAACGTTCCGGGCTGAAGTGCCAAAACTTATGGACGAACGTATGCCGCAAATTATGCGACAAAACCTGTCTAACCAACTGAGGCTGATCCTTAAACGATGAAAAACAGTGATATCCGCAAAGCCGTACTAACCGCGCTCCAGCGCAATATCTCAGATGCAGTGACATGGTTCGATGGGCGTCCTGGGTTTCTGGATGAGCAGGATCTTCCGGCGGTTGCGGTTTACCTTTCTGACGCCCGAGCCTCGGATGAAAGTGTTGATGAAGATATGTGGACAGCCGTGCTGCATGTTGAGGTGTTTCTAAAAGCCACGGCTACAGACAGTGCTCTGGATTCCTGGATGGAGGACCGCATCTATCCGGCAATGGCTGATGTTCCCGAACTGGCAAATCTTCTCGAATTGATGGCGGCTCAGGGGTATGACTATCAGCGCGATGAAGAGGCCATGACGTGGGGATCTGCCGACCTCAGTTATTCCATCAGCTACATTATGTGAGGACGTAATGACTACACCAAACCCACTGGCGCCGGTAAAGGGTGCCACCACCACGCTCTGGATTTATTCCGGATCGGGCAACCCATTTGCCAACCCATTATCGGATGTTGACTGGACACGCCTGGCGAAGATTAAAGACCTGCAGCCCGGCGAACTGACTGCCGAATCAAACGACGACACCTATCTGGACGACGAAGATGCCGACTGGACTGCTACCGCGCAGGGGCAGAAATCGGCGGGGGAGGCCAGTTTTACGCTGGCCTGGAAACCTGCCGAGAGCGGGCAGCAGGATCTGGTTCGCTGGTTTGATGACGGTACCGTGCTGGCGTACAAAATCAAATACCCGAATGGCGCCATCGATGTGTTCCGTGGCTGGGTAAGCAGCCTGGGTAAAACGGTGACGGCAAAAGACACCATTACCCGTTCTGTAAAAATCAGCAACAACGGCAAACCAGGTCTTGCTGAAGACAGCGCTGCTGCAGCGATTGCCGTAACCGGCGTCAGCCTGGATAAATCGACCACCACCGTTGCGGTTGCTGCCACCACCACGCTGAATGTCACCGTGGCGCCAGCCAGCGCAAGCGATCCATCTTTCCGGGCCACCACCACGGATGCAGGTAAAGCCACAGTGACTGTCGCCGGTACGGTTCTGACAGTAACCGGCATTGCCACCGGAACCGCCGACATTATCGTGATGACCAACGACGGGCTTTTTGTCGCGACCTGTAAAGTCACCGTTTCCTGACTTCCGGGGCTGTGGCCCCGCTTTCTGGAGTAATCCATGTTTTTAAAAAGTGAGCCGTTCGAACGCAACGGCAAGACCGTCACGCTCTACGAACTGTCGGCGCTGCAGCGTATTGAGCATCTTGAACACCTGAAGACGCTGGAAAGTATCACCGATGCCGACATGCAGGCGGCGATGGATATGACGATTAAATCCGGCGCACTGCTGGTGGCCATGTCTTTATGGCATGGACATCCCCTGAAAGGGGCGCACAAAACGCCGAAAGAAGACGTTGAGCAGATCCAGAATGAAGTACTGATGACCTGGCCGCTGGAGATTGTTTCCGCAGCAGAGTACAGCGTGAAGCTGCTGTCCGGCATGGTGCCGCTGCAGGAAGCGAATGATCCAGAGGATGTTGCTGTGACTGAGCCGGTCAGTCTGGAAAAGTCCTCGCCAGCGAGCTGACATTCGTCCTGAAACTGGCGCGTGAATTTCGCCGCCCGGACTGGCGCGCCATGCTTGCTGGTATGTCGTCAACGGAATACGCCGACTGGCGAACGTTCTACCAGGACAATTTTTTTAATGATGTGCAACTGGATGCACATTTTTCCTCGCTGATGCATATCGTCATTACCGCGCTTGACCCCAAAACCACATCAACCCCTGCCAGCTTCAGCCTTCTTTCACCTTCAGCGGAGGATATTGCCGACGATGAACCCGGTGACGCTGTGCTGATGGCAAAGGCCGAGGGCATTTCAGGAGGTGTTCGCTATGGCCCAGACGGCAGTGGGTGACCTGGTCGTTAATCTTGATGTTAACTCGTCAAAGTTCAACGAGCAGATGGAGTACGTAAAAAGGCAGTTTAAGCAGACGGGTGACGCAGCGAATGACTCGGCGCTGAAGGTACAGCAGTCATTTACCCGCCAGGAGAGCGCCGCGAAGAAGGCCGGTATTTCTGTCGGCCAGTACAACGCGGCGATGCGTATGCTGCCTGCGCAGTTTACGGATATCGCCACCCAACTGGCCGGTGGACAGAGTCCGTGGCTTATCCTGCTGCAGCAGGGCGGTCAGGTGAAAGACTCCTTCGGCGGTATCATTCCGACCTTTCGGGCGCTGCTGGGCACCATATCGCCGGTGATGGTAGGTGTTGGCGCGCTGGCGGCCGCCACTGGCGCGGTGTTTTACGCCTGGTATCAGGGCTCGTCCACGCTGTCTGATTTCAACAAAACGCTGGTCCTGTCCGGTAACACTGCCAGGCTGACCTCAAACCGCATGCTGGTGCTGGCGAAATCCGGCGAGCAGGCGGGACTCACGTTTAACCAGACCAGCAGCGCGCTGACGGAGCTGGTCAACGCCGGAGTGCGTGCCGGTGCCCGGTTCGATGAGATGAGTCAGGCGGTAGCGAAATTTACCGATGCGTCGGGTGTGCCGGTCGATAAGGTGGCGGCGGCATTCGGCAAACTGACGAACGATCCGACCTCTGGTCTGATTGCCATGGCGCAGCAGTTCCACAACGTCACAGCGGAACAGATTGCTTATGTGGCGCAGCTGCAGCGTGCCGGGGATGAAGCCGGGGCACTGCAGGCCGCTAATGATGCGGCGACGAACGGTTTTCGTGAGCAGACAAAGAGCCTGCGCGACAATATGGGGTCGATTGAGTCTGCTGCCGACAGCCTGAAGCGTGCCTTTAAATCGATGTGGGATGCGGCGCTCGATATCGGGCGGCCTGACACCACGCAGGAGATGGTTGCCAAAGCGGAAGCGGCCTTTAAGCGGGCGGATGAAATCTGGAATCTGCGTAAAGGTGATGGTTATGTCAACGATGATGCGCGCGCCAGCTACTGGAACGATCGGGAATCTGCCCGCCTTGCACTGGAAATGGCGCAACAGCAGGCCAGTGTGGCAAAGGCAACTGAGGATAACGCCGCGCGCGAGGCGGTGATTGAATCTGACCGCCAGAAGTATGCCGCGCAGGCGCAGTCGAATTATGCAAAGACGCAAAGTGCGCTGGAGAAATACACCGATCGCCAGAACGAACTGAATAAGGCGCTGAAGGATGGGCGGATCCTCCAGGCGGACTACAACATCAACCTTGAAGCCGCCAAAAAAGAATACGACGACTCGCTGAAGAAACCTAAAAAGCCGTCAGCGGTGAAAACGCCAGCAGGCGTGAAAAGTATCGATACAGCCAGCGCGCAGACGCTGGAGCTGGAAGCGCAGCTACGCACGCTAGAGGAGCATAAGAGCATCACGGATACCATCAGCCAGCAGCGGCAGGAACTGTGGAAACAGCAATCCCGCTTTTCTGTACTGGAAGAGGCCGCTAAAAAGCGCGCGCTGACCGCTGATGAAAAGTCGGTGCTGGCGAACAAAGATGAGGTGCTGGCGCGGGCGGAGGTGAATGCCCGACTTGGCGATCAGATTGTTGCCCAGGAACGGTTGAACCGCCTGCAGGATAGCTCGCAGAAATACGTTACCCAGATTGGTGAGAAAACCAAAGCACTGGTGGCAGGTGGCAGCATGAGCAGCCGCGGTGCGCAGCGGCAAAATGAAGAGGCTCAGCTTCGGCAGGGCTGGATGAATGCCGGTGGCACAGATGCGGATCAGGGCTATCAGAATGAGCTGGGCGCGCTCAAGGAGTACTACGCCGCGCAGGATGAGTTGCGGGACGACTGGAAAGCGGGGGCAAAATCAGCCTGGGCTGACTACGCCGACTCTGCCAATGATGCGTATGGTTCAATGAAGTCTGCCGCTGCCGCTACGTTTGACGGCATCAGTCAGAACATGGCCGATATGCTGACAACCGGCAAAGGAAACTGGGCTGATTTTACCCGCTCGACGCTGTCGATGTTGACGCAAATCCTGATGAAACAGGCCATGGTTGGGCTTGTCGATTCGGCAACCTCCTGGCTCGGCTATGCCACAGGTGGATACACCGGCTCTGGTGGTAAGTATGAGCCAGCAGGTGTGGTGCACCGTGGCGAGTTTGTCTTTACGCAGGAGGCCACCAACCGAATAGGTGTCGGCAACCTTTATCGCATGATGCGCGGTTATGCGACTGGTGGTCTGGTCGGGGGGAGTGGCGGTGGCGTTGCTTCTCCTTTTGGTGTCAGCGTGTATGCACCGGTTTCGGTTACAACAGGCCAGGGAGATTCCGGTCAGCAGAAAGGAAACGGCGATGCGCTGGGGAAAGCCTATCAGCAGGTGATCAACAGTTCCATCAGGGAAGGTATCACCAGAGAAGTCCGGCCCGGTGGCATCATCTGGAATGCAACAAAACAGAGGTAAGTAATGGCGATCGAGCATTTTGCATGGCGGATTAAAGCATCCAGCCAGCCGACCCTGAAAAGTAAGGATACCGTCCGTACGGCGCAGTTTGGTGATGGCTATAAGCAGGTGTCAGGTGCCGGGATGAATGATGAAACGCTCAGTTATGAGTTTTCATTTACCGGCGAACCGCAAACCGTCCGGGATATTTATGCTTTCCTGCGGCGCCATAAGACGAAATCATTTTCGTTTACCCCACCAGGCGGTGATCTGGCGCTGTGGCGCGTTGAGGTAGACAGCCTGCAGCGCGTCACCAAAAGTAAAACGGTGGAAACCGTATCAGCCACCTTTGAACAGGCGTTTGCACCATGAGCTTAAACAGTGATTATCAGAAACTTGAGCCGGGCAATGTTGTCCGGCTTTTTGATGTCGATGGCACCGCATTTGGTGTTTCCGACGTTCTCCGCTTCCACGCCTACAACATTGCCCACACTCCCGATGAAATTGCCGCTGCTGGTGGAGATGACAATAAGCTACCGGCGAAATCGATCTGGTGGCAGGGGCAGGAATATAAAGCCTGGCCCTGCCAGATCGAGGGTATTGAGACAGCGACCGACGGGACCAGCGCGCAGCCGACGCTGTCGGTCGCTAACCTGGACAGTTCCATTACGGCGCTGTGTCTTGCTTATGATGACCTGCTGCAGGCAAAGGTCACGATTCATGACACGCTGGCGCAGTATCTGGATGCGAAAAACTATCCGGAGGGCAACCCGTCAGCGGATCCGCAGCAGGAAAAGCTGAAGGTGTTTTACATTGACGCCAAGAGCACTGAAACCAACGAGGTGGTGGCGTTTACGTTGTCCAGTCCAATGGACCTGCAGGGGCTGATGATCCCGACGCGCCAGCTACATTCGCTTTGTACCTGGTGTATCCGTAACAAATATCGCTCAGGTGATGGATGTGACTATGCCGGAACGCGTTATTTCGACAAGCACAACAACCCGGTTAACGATCCGTCACTCGATGAATGCCCCGGTACGCTCACTGCGTGCAAGTTGAGGCATGGCGAGGGGAACGAGTTGCCGTTCGGTGGCTTCCCTGGCACATCCCTGATCAGGAGTTGATATGCGTCAGAAAATTATCGACGACATTATGGCGCATGCTGCTGCTGAATATCCGCGCGAATGCTGCGGCGTAGTGGTGCAAAAAAGCAGGGTGCAGCGGTACATTCCCTGCCGTAATCTGGCAACCGATCCGACAGAGCATTTCCACCTGTCGCCGGAAGATTACGCAGTTGCCGAAGACTGGGGAACAGTGATTGCCATTGTCCACAGCCACCCGGATGCCACGACGCAGGCGAGCGAACTGGATAAAGCGCAATGCGACGCAACGCTCTTACCCTGGCACATCGTGAGTTGGCCGGATGGGGATTTACGCACCATCCAGCCGCGCGGAGAACTGCCGCTGCTGGAGCGTCCGTTTGTGCTTGGACACTTCGATTGCTGGGGACTGGTAATGAGCTATTTCCGGCAGACCCATGGTATCGAGCTCCACGATTACCGGGTGGATTATCCCTGGTGGGAAAACGACTACCCGGACAATTTCTATCAGGATTGCTGGTACGAGTGCGGATTCAGGGAGTTTGATGGTCCGCCTCAGGAAGGTGATCTGGTCATCATGCAGGTGCAGGCCGATAAGTGGAATCATGCCGGGATATTGCTGGAGGGTAACATGCTGCTGCACCATCTTTACGGGCATCTGAGTCAGCGTGTTCCTTATGGCGGATACTGGCAGGAGCGCACGATGAAGATCGTTCGCTATAAAGATGTAATGGCAGGTGAAACATGCAGGAAGTAATGACCCGCATTGAGCTTGGCGGCGTGCTCGGGAAAACATTCGGTAAAATTCACCACCGCCTGATTTCCCGTGTCAGCGAGGCGGGAGTGGCGCTCGCAAAGACTATTCCGGGCTTTGAGCAGTTTATGATTTCCAGCCAGCGCCGTGGACTCACATACTCCGTATTTAAGGGTAAAAAAAACATCGGTGTGGATGACCTCGGTTTCCCGGTTACCGGCGATGTTATCCGCATTGTCCCGGTAATCATCGGGAGTAAAAAAGCCGGTTTGATTCAAACTATCCTGGGCGCAGTATTAGTGATTGCATCGATCTGGATGCCAGGTCTGAGTATCGCTGCCAGCAATATGATGTTTGCTGCTGGTGTGTCCATGACGCTGGGGGGCGTAGTCCAGATGTTATCCCCTCAGGCTACAGGGCTGGCCAGCAAACAAAGCTCAGATAACCGGGCATCGTACGCGTTCGGTGGTGTAACAAACACCGCAGCGCAGGGATATCCTGTCCCTCTGGGATATGGTAAGCGTCGAATCGGCGGGGCAATTATTTCTGCCGGAATTTATGTCGAAGATCAACAGTAAATTAATTAACTTATTAGCTGAGAGGCAGGAGAAAACTATGACTTTAGAAGAGCGCATGAGCATGCTTGAGGCAACCATCGCGAGCCTGCAGGTGGAGATAGCAGAGCTGCATAACCCGGCAATCGTCAATTCCGCCATTCAGAACGCACTACGGCCAGGTGGCGCTATTCATTCGACCATCACCGGTAATGGCTGGAGTTTGCGAGTAAAGGAGGGAAAGATTTCGCAGGGTGATGCAGGGGTTTTCGGTGGAACGGTAACAGCGGCCCCGAATGAGGCCGCTAAAACTCATGAAGAAATATTCAATGAAAAGCTCGATTTAATTATTTCTTTGATGCCACCTCTAAAACTTTAAGGATGCGCGTGAACGCATCAATTGTGTGCGGATCATTACGTGCAGCTGATTCTGGGATTTTTGCTTGCCCTGCCTGATAGTTTTTAGTCAGAGCATCGAGTGCGCCTGGCCGGGCAATGTCCAGTAATTTCACAATGTCCGATAGAATCAGGCCAGTTGCAATTTCATGCGTAAGCAGCTTTTGTTTAAGCTCTGCCACTTCTTTTTCCAGTTCTAACATCGAACCCATTTACTTCTCCTTTTTCCAGAGGTAATCAGCCATTCCACCTGTTATGAGTTCACCAGCGTCCCACCGCTGGCGGGCTGAATCCACAACATAACCAGGTATTTAGATTTGTAACATCCTGATATTCAGACAGTAGCCACCTTTGGGTGGCTTTTTTTATGGGCGCAATATGGCAACAGCAACCGCAATAAAAGGCCGCAAGGGCGGCAGCTCAAGTTCCCGAACCCCTACCGAACAGCCTGATGATCTGCAATCTGTAGCGAAGGCAAAAATCCTCGTTGCGCTTGGTGAAGGGGAGTTTGCAGGGCAGCTAACCGGCAAAGATATCTACCTGGACGGAACGGCACTGGAGAATGCTGACGGCTCCCAAAACTTCAGCGGCGTAACGTGGGAGTTTCGCGCGGGAACGCAGTCGCAAAAATATATTCAGGGTATTCCCGGTACCGAAAACGAAATCAGCGTGGGAACTGAGGTATCAAGCGCTACAGCCTGGACACGTACATTTACCAATACGCAGCTTTCAGCAGTTCGCCTGCGTCTGAAATGGCCATCGCTTTTCAAACAAGAGGACGACGGTGATCTGGTCGGTTACTCGGTTAATTATGCGATTGACCTCCAGACGGACGGCGGCACATGGCAGACGGTACTCAATACCAGCGTGACCGGAAAAACGACGTCTGGTTATGAGCGCAGCCACCGTATCGATTTACCGCAGGCTGGAAACACCTGGACAATACGCCTGCGTAAGATTACCTCTGACGCCAACAGCGCGAAGATCGGCGACACGATGACGCTGCAGAGCTTCACTGAGGTGATTGACGCCAAGTTACGCTATCTTAACACAGCGCTACTCTACATCGAATTCGATTCCAGCCAGTTTAACGGCGCTATCCCGCAGATCTCCTGCGAGCCAAAAATGCGCGTGATCCGCGTTCCAGATACCTACGACCCCGAAACACGAACGTACAGCGGTACATGGACCGGTGCGTTTAAGTGGGCATGGACGGATAATCCGGCGTGGATTTTTTACGATCTGGTTGTTTCTGACCGGTTCGGCCTCGGGCACCGTTTGACCGCTGCGAATATCGATAAGTGGACGCTTTATCAGGTAGCACAGTATTGCGATCAGATGGTGCCTGACGGTAAAGGGGGCAATGGAACCGAACCACGATATACCTGCAACGTGTACATTCAGGACCGGAACGACGCCTACACAGTCCTGCGTGATTTTGCTGCTATCTTCCGTGGCATGACCTACTGGGGCGGGGATCAGATTGTGGCCCTGGCTGACATGCCGCGCGATGTTGATTACAGCTACACGCGCGCTAACGTTGTTGGCGGTCGCTTCACCTATTCGAGCAGCACCACGAAAAGCCGCTACACCACAGCACTAGTTTCATGGTCAGATCCCGGTAACGCCTACGCAGACGCGATGGAGCCAGTGTTTGAGCAGCCTCTGGTGGCCCGGTACGGATTTAATCAGCTGGAAATGACAGCCATCGGTTGTACCCGTCAATCAGAAGCGAACCGAAAGGGGCGCTGGGGTATTCTCACCAACAATAAGGATCGTGTTGTTTCGTTTGATGTTGGCCTGGACGGAAACATTCCGCAGCCGGGATACATCATCGCCGTGTCAGACGAGCTGCTTTCCGGAAAGGTTATGGGCGGACGCATCAGCGCCGTTAACGGTCGCGTTATCAAACTTGACCGCGTGGCAGATGCGACAGCAGGTGATCGCCTTATTCTCAACCTACCTTCCGGAGCGTCGCAGAGCAGGACCATTCAGGCCGTGAACGGTGAATCAGTCACAGTCACCACGGCATACAGTGAGACGCCACAGACCGAAGCTGTTTGGGTGGTTGAGTCAGATGAACTCTACGCCCAGCAGTATCGTGTTGTCAGTGTCTCCGATAACAGTGATGGTACCTTTTCGATTACTGGCGCATGGCACGATCCGGATAAATATGCCCGTATCGATACCGGAGCCATCATTGACCAGCGGCCGGTGAGTGTGATCCCGCCGGGTAACCAGTCGCCGCCAGCTAATATCGTTATCAGTTCGTTTTCAGTGGTTCAGCAGAATATCAGCGTTGAGACCATGCGGGTGAGCTGGGACCAGTCGCAGAATGCCATCGCCTATGAGGCACAGTGGCGCCGCAATGATGGTAACTGGGTAAACGTGCCGCGCAGCTCCACCACGTCATTCGATGTTCCGGGTATTTATGCAGGGCGCTACCTCGTGCGTGTGCGCGCCATTAATGCCGCTGAAATTTCCTCTGGCTGGGGTTACTCCGAAGAGAAAACGCTGACGGGCAAGGTGGGAAATCCACCGAAACCTGTCGGCTTTGCGACAACGCCGATCAACTGGGGGATTCGCCTGAACTGGGGATTCCCGGCTAATACCGGGGATACGCTGAAAACGGAAATTCAGTACACCGCGAACAGTGATTTCTCTAATCCTCTTTTGCTGTCGGATGTGCCTTATCCGTCTGCCGAATACACCCAACTGGGGCTGAAGGCGGGGCAGGAATTCTGGTACCGCGCGCAGCTGGTAGACAGAACGGGTAATGAATCAGGCTGGACCGACTGGGTTCGTGGCCAATCCAACGCGAATGCTGACGACTACCTGGGCGATATTGCTGATGACTTCCTGACGTCTGCAGACGGTGACCGCCTGACTGGCGACATTGATACCAACCTTGAAGGCATTCTGCAGAACGCGCTGGCCAACCACGGAACCGTTGAACATCAGTTTGCGCAGTACGGCGAGGTCCGCGCAGACATTCTGGTGGTGAAAACCACAATCGCCGATGTGAATCAGGCGATGGCGGAAATGTCCACGCAGGTGCAGGCGCAGGGCACGATGCTCACTTCAGTTGATGGGAAAGTGTCAACAGTGGATGGCAGAGTCTCTGCGGTTGACGGAAAAGTGGATATACTCGGGCAGACTACCAGCCAGCAATATTCCCAGGTAACAGCTGTGCTACAGGACAAATTGACTGCCATGGTAGACAGCACTGGCGCATCGGCGATTCATACGCTGAAGGTTGGTTTGCGTATTAACGGGCAGGAATATAACGCCGGAATGAGCATCGCAGCGCTGGCTCAGCCAGGCCAGCCGGTGGTAACTCGTATCGGATTTAACGCCAATCAGTTCGTCCTGATGAGTGGTAGCGGTGATACGCAATATTCACCCTTTGCTGTTGTTAATGGTCAGGTGATTATCAGGGATACGGTGATAGGCGATGGCACCATCAGTAACGCCAAAATCGGCAACTACATCCAGTCCAACAACTATGTTACAGGTTCGGTAGGCTGGCATATCAATAAAAATGGAAATAGTGAATTCAATAACGTAACAGTCCGCGGTACAATTTACGGCAATGACGGATATTTTAATGGGACGGTCCGAGCTAATAAAATAGAGGGTGACGTTTGCGCAATTTGGACTTTCCCGCAAATGTCTATAGTAGGAGGGGACGGAAGGAGCCAGACATTATACTGGAGAGGTGGCCTGAATTATCCTGCTCGTATTTGCATACCATATTCAGCCATTTCAATGGGCGTTTCTAGACCAGATAACCAATTTAGGGTCCAGCTAACGATAAACGGAGTAGTTATGTTTGATGAAACGTTCAACAATACCACCTCAATCCTCCGAAACGTTGTAGGTTATGTGGATGTACCTGCAGGCGCGGTCAACGTACCAATCACAGTCAACGTCTGGAAGGTGCAAGGGGGACAATCAAATACGCTTTACTTTACTGTAAACCGATTTACAGTAATCGTCTCCCCTGCAACAGATAGGTTCTTTAGTTAATAAGGAGCGACACAGTTAGATGGAGAGCCGATGCGATGGAGCCGGTATTTGAGCAGGCGCTGAGCTTCACGGTTTCATCCAGGGGGTATGGCGGCGGGGCCTGGGCTGATATCAGCTTCAAAAAGTGGCAATACGTTCAGTGTTGATGCGTCTAATTACAGGAGATCAGCTTTTGTCCTTGAGGCCTATTTCTTTGCCATATATCCGCTTACCCTTCCGGCCTGGGGTGTGGCTATATGGGATGCCGAAGGGACACTGGTACTTACGAATGAGTCCCGGGTATTAAGCGACCTTACAACTATTGGTTCACCAGGTGCTGTAAGTGGTGGGCTTAACATTGATAAATACATGGCAGGCAAATGGGCCGTAAATCCGATGGGGCTGGGTTCTGTCATCCTCCATGCTGGTTCGGCACCCGGTGGGCAGCCAATATTTCAGTCTGTTGATGTGGGGACGGGTTGCCATGACGACACTGGTGGTACAAGGATTAGGGGGCAAAGTTCAACCACTGCAAGTGGTTCCTCTGTTGGAACAACGAATAGCGGAATTGTGATAACGGCGATAAACACAGCTGCATATGATTAAACTGATCGATTTGAACGATCAATTTTATAATATTGATCTATTAAAACTATTTTTATTTTTCAATGCCATTGGTTATTTTTTTGTTTAAATAATTAACTCTGGTATCGAAATGAAAAATATAATTATTCCAGTTATTGTCTGCCTGGTGCTTTCAGCATGTTCAGGACCTGTTCTGGATAAACAGAAACCGGTTTGTCAGGCTGAGTTAGTGCTTGGTGGACAGCCCCAGTCAGTGCAAATTTACGGTGTGCGAAAAGTTGTTAATCAGACTGAGTACAGGGCCGGTTATCCATTTAACTGGCGATGGGTGAATAAAAATAATTTCACCCGTTCGAATTGCCCTCAATGAAATACCAAAAATAACCCGCTCCGGCGGGTTTTTTATTATCTGAATTCAGGAGATATCCATGTCAGCAGGTGTTATTCAGTTAACTCACAACTCGGCAACAGTTCTTGGCTATCAGGCCTCTTTTAGTACGGTGCTTCAACCTGGCGACTTTGTCGTTTCTGTGGTGGGCGGCATAGCCTATACCCTTCCGGTAAAATCAATTGAGAGCAATGATTCTCTCACACTGGTCAGTGCTTTCACTGGTCCGACAAAAGATAACCTGGCCTGGGATGCAGTTTCACGTGTGACACTGAATATGGTCACTGCCGCAATGGTGGTACAGAACACTGAAGCATTGCGTGGGCTGAACTACGACAAACAGAACTGGCAGCAATTTTTCACTGCAGATGGTGATGTAACCATTACGCTTCCTGATACCAGCCAGACAACGGGGCCGTCAGCGAAAAAGTTAATCAACAGCGTCAGTGACAAGGCTAAAAAAGGGGACAACTCAGATATTACCCGCCTTACAGGACTGACAACGCCGTTAAGTGTTACTCAAGGCGGGACGGGAGGAGCAACCCCTGCGGATGCGGCAAATAATATTGGCCTTGGTCAAAACAGTAGCCCATTTTTTTCGCAGGTAAACATTTCTACAGCAGGGTACGCAATTCTTGGAGTACAGAATACTTCTCGTGCTGCGACGGATGTTGGTGCCCGTGTCTCTCTTGAAGCTTCAGTTGCTGCCAATTCGAGAGGCTCAATAATACAAAAAAATAACCGGAATACTCCGGACCAACAGATACAGTCAGATTTACCATCCACATCAGGAGTTCTGGCCATACAGGGGACGTCAGGGCGAGATTATAAAAAGGAAATAGAGAGTGCCGACACCAACGAAGCAATGCTGCGCATTATGGGGCTGCGTATGGTTAATTTTGTGTATAAGGACGATGAACTGGCGCGTGTTCGTTTCGGGATTATTGCAGAAGAAGCTGAAGATGTGGCACCACAATATGTCAAGCACAACCAATTTCCGGTACCTGGCAGTCAGGTTTACAATGAAGAAGGCCAGCTTGTCAACCAGCAGTATGCAGACCGTCCGTCTATAGACAACAACCCAATTGTAATGGACTTGTTAGGAGGCATTCAGAACCTGCAAGCGCAAATTACAGAACTGAAACTTACTATAGCTGCTTTACAAAAATAAAAATCACCTGAATTGGCAGGTTACCTGCTTCCGGGATTGAATTTCTTGCAAGGGAAAATTGACTGGTTGAGATGTGAATTGATGCCGCAACCACGCCGTATGCAGGAGCATGATTGCGGCCGACTGGCGAACGTTCGATAGTGCGAGTATTGAATGATTGCCAGTCATGGCGGATTGTACTTAAGCAATATGACGGTTCAAGGCGTTTAATCTGAAACCAGCCACATATCAGCCTCTTCAAACATTTCCTGAACAGTACGGCTTATCTGTTCTTTCTCATGCTTGCTGGCGTCAGTGTTGATCGCCGGCAGTGTCATCATCGGTTTAACACGAACATCAGCATCGGGGAAAATCCGGTGAACCCTCCTGGTCAATTCGCCAAGAATGATATTTTTTGCACCGGGAAGACCATCAAAATTCCTTTTGTCATAAACGAGTTCCACGAACATTGCTCATCGCCTCTTTACTGGATGGATATACAGTATTTATACTGTGTTTTTATCCGGTATTCAAGAGAGGGCGTAAACATGGGCTTTCCTTCACCTGCGGCAGATTACGTTGAAACAAGGATCTCCCTTGATCAGCAGCTAATCAGCAAGCCCGCAGCGACTTATTTCATGCGGGCATCGCGTTCACATTTCAGGGAAGGGATAATTCAGGGGGCGCTACTTGTTGTGGATGCGTCGCTTTCAGCCTGTGATGGCTCGCTGCTGATATGTGCAATCGATGGGGAATTCAGGATCAAGCGATATCGGACTCATCCTCAGCCCCACCTGGTTAATCTGGAAAACGGAAGAAGGGAGGCGCTGCCAGCAGATGATGACGGTTACAGTTCTGCGCCCGCTATATTCGGAGTGATCACGTACATCATCAACGATGCGCGTTCGGGTGAGTTTGATGATTGTCCGGTGATGTGA